GACTTAGCCCACGCGTCAAGTGACGGCCCATACTCTGCCATTAGTTGGTCAATTACGAATTGCCGCTGCCATCTCCTCCAGGCAATGGCAGCATGGAAGAGGGTTCGACTTTTCCCGACGCATCGTTAGTCTCGAACTGGGCATATTTACTTTTACTTGTAACCTCGCCTTGCGTGAGTTCGTCATCCCACGCGAAGTTATCCGCGAATTGCCATGTTGCAACAGACAATTGCGTTCGACGATAAAGTGCAGTTCGAGTACCTTGCACTTGTGCAGTTGGGGCCAAAGCAAATATCTGATTTCCTGTCTCATCTGTCTTTGGCACACTCATTGTGTTTGTAATTTGAAGACCACCTGCCAGTTGAGCCATGAAAAAGGCTTGTATGACTGGTCTTTGTGTTGGATAGTCCCCAGCAGCATTTGTGCCTATCACTGGAGTCGCGTTAAAATATGATGGGAGTGCTGGGACGTTAACGTACATAATCCGCTCATTCCAACGCATTTCGTCAGTCCAGTCTGCTGTTTCATTTCCGTCAACAGTACTCCGGTAGTATTTCTGGTCGACTAATCCTCCTCGGATGGCATTTCCAGGAACAGCCAATGCACGTAGTTCCTTAAAATATCCTTTTAAACTGTCAGGACCATTTGGATTTGGGAAACTTGACTGCCACTTTGGTAGCCTGGCAGCCATCAGTTGAAGCCAAACATCTGGTAAGTTCTGTGGAATAACTGTTTCTAGTATATTGCCAAACACATCAGACGTTACATTATATGATCCAGTTGGTGGTGCAATATAGTCGAAAACTGTCACCTTTTTAACGTCACCGCTATAACCCGGTCGTGCGTTTAACAAGCTGGAAAAATAATTTGCAAGGAATGGGCCCATCTTGCTGTTGTATGGTGCACGTGTCGTTTGAGCGACTGTGCTGTAGTAATTTCGGATTTGTCGACGGAATTCTGGTTGTTGGTTGTTCAAGTAAGCTGAATTCCATGTTAAACTAGACCAACCGATGTTTGAGTAATGCGAGTTCCAAACTGTTGCGAACCCCATTCCTCGCATTTGTGACCAAAATGAATTGTTCACATTTCCGATAAATTCCGGAAGTATAAACTCATCAATAATGCCTTCTGCGCACACGGCTAGTCCCGTTGCGACTTTGTTCCAGGCAGTGGGATCTGTGGCATTTATTAACATATCTGCACGTCCGCCGCCATTTTGTGGCCAGTTTTGGGCAACCGGCTCGTATGATATGCAATTTGGAGATGATCCTGCGAACTGGATGTTAGAATTAGGGTTAAATGACACACGACCATTTAGTGGCGCCGATGTCAAAAACGGAAAGAATTGGGTTGTCATACTTATTAAATCCATACATCGTTCGATCGATGGTCCCG